CTTTATTGAAGAAGTACAAATCATTAAGAAAAGAAACAACAGTGCACATGGGAACAATAGGAGTTGGAGTATCTAAACCTTCACAAGCAAATAAACCTAGTGCACATAGTTCATTAACAATAAATGAGGCAAAGGCTAAGTTTAGAAAGATATTTCCCTCTAGTTATTATAAACTATTTAGTGTAGCTAATACTAACAGTATGGAACCTTTTATAGATGCTAACACAATTGTAGCAGCTGAAAGGTTAAATGTTAAAACACTAACTAAGCAACAATTAACTGTAGGAGATATTTGCATTTATACAAGACGAGATGGAACACACATTTTACATAGAATTAGTCAATGTAATCACAAAGATGGCGTGTATAGATTTAAAGGAGACAATAACTTCTATTCAGATGGATGGGTTCCTTTAAGTAGTATCAATTATAGATTTGTGGCACAGATACAAACACTACAGCAACTAGAAGGTGATTAAAGTAGCAGCAACTAATACCACACTCATACAAGAAATACACCACAAGGTCATTAGAATTGAAGAACATCTTAAACACCAGAATGGTAAAGTAGATGAGAATTGTGATGAAATAAAAAGAACACATACGAGAATATCGAATGCTAATGCAAAAATTAACACAAAGATTGAAGAGCTCAAACCAAAGGTTAATAGTATGGGTGTTTGGTATAAGATACAATCTGGAGTTATAGCAACACTAGCAGCCATATTGGGATTTTTAATAAGACATATAATGATAAATTAGGAGGACAAAAATGATAGAAAATAACCCAGCAATAGTAGTATTAATGGCATCATTAATTAGAGCAGGAGCAGGATGGCTAGAGAATGCCATGGCTGACGAGAAGATAACTTGGCCAGAGTGGAAAAGATTAGGAGAAACACTATTTAGAATGTTAGCACCTTTCTTAAGTCTTTGGGTAGGTTTTGATGTAATACCTTTACAAGCAGCATTTATGAGTATACTGTTCGATATAGTGTTACTAAAAGCAATAAAATTATTCAAAAAAGATTAAACAGATTTTTTGAGGAGTTCACCATACAAGTCATGTGACTCTTCCTTTTTTTCTAACTCAGGATTATCTTTAACAACATTGTCCATCCAATCTAGTATCTCTTCTATTGATACCTTCTTACCACCTTTCTTTCCAGCATGGTTAAGTATGCTTTTAAGTAGGACCATTAGTTGTTGGTCTCTTAACTTACATTTATCTATGTCTCTAGTTAACTTCCTGAAAGCAGTATTGAGGGAAATAAATCTCCCTTCAAGATTGCCATACTTAAGACTAAGCTTTCTTAATTGATTTAATTGCTTCCTTCTGTAGTCTAAGTCGTTCTTCTCTATTCTTTGCTTTTTGGTCTGTGACATCTTTTTCGTGTTTAGTTAATTCCTCTACTAACTCTTTAACACCTTTGATGTATTCTTCATCACGTGCTAATTTGGCTAGCTCTTCTCTTCTTTGTCCTAAAGCAACTAAGTATGTTTCTGCATCTAAGTTTTCTGTTATCACTGTTGCTTTATTGTATACTTCACCCTCAGGAGTCTTATTCAGAGCATATGAAACAACTATGCTTCCCATGTCTGTAGTCCTCTTTTTGGCTAATGTTTCTCGTTCAATTGTTTTAATGGTAAATGTACCATCAGGGTTTCTTGAAACTTCCCTCGTAACTTTTTTCTCGTTCATTGTCTTGCCTCCTATGTAATTCAGCCATATCGTTATCTAACCATCGATTGTAGTCACTTATTAACTTGTGCAATCTACTAATGGCCACTACTTTTTTACCGATACGTCTCTTGAGTATAAATATTCTAATCAAATTTAGGTTCATTCTTAACCATCTCCTTCCATTCATCATACATTACTATTTGTCTATTATAAACTGTGCCTTCTATCATAGCTAATGTAGGCCATTGGTTTTGTTTCCAGATGAGCACAGGTATCTTTGTCTTGTCCTTCTCTGCTATCTCTTCATTCAACTTCTTCCAGAAAGCTTCTATGTCTCTCCAAGGCATTACTTTCTTTCTTTTACATTCAATAGCATACTTTCTTTCTAGTTCTAAATCTGCTATGATTTTCTTAGAGCTTCCAGTGGCTACTGCATTAAGACCAGCACTCCTAAGGTCTTTAAATATCTCGTTCTCAAAGTTCAATCCTTTCCTACGATTGTTCTTTGCTCTCTTTTGCTTTTTCATCTTTGCAGCTAAGTCTTTTAACTCCTGGCTTGCTTCGTAATTCGTCTTCATCTGTAATGCCTCCTATGATGTAGTACTGATGTTATTTATTGTCTTTTATTTTTATTTGTGCTTTTTATTATATAACTCCAATATATTACCTATATAGCCTATATAGGGCAAGTTTTTGTTTTATCTATCGTATGGACAACTCATACATGCACTTGACTTCTTAACTAATCTTAGTATCTTTTTAATGTGAGTGCAACCAGCATATCTACCTCTTTTAAAATTCTCAATTCTGTCGTGTGTAGTAGCAACCATTTGTCTATATGTTAAGTGTCCTCCTAATGTTACTTTGTTCCAATCCAATATGGTGTTTAGTGTTTCTTGTTCATCTCCACTATTTACTCCAGCATAATAGTTAGCCATGATGAATAAGACATTCTTACGATAGTCCTTTAGATTAGCAAACTCTACCGAATGAAAGTAAGTAATACAGGGGGGCTTTAAGATGTTAGCTCCAGTTAACTTAGGCTTATTAACATTTAGTCTCTGCATCTGTTCATCAAAGTGTATCCAAATAGGTAACCAAAACCTAGCATTGACGTCGTGTATTCTCCACAAAAGCTTAAACTGCTCGAATGATGTGTATTGACTTAAGTAACTATTCCTTATCTTTATGTATCGTGATAGTTCCTCCTCATCTCTTACACCTACTTTCTCAACTGTCCAGTCCTCATCTATAGGACCTATCAGTTGTTCAGGTGTTAGTGACCAATCCTCTAATCCATTAGCTGAATGAGGGTCATGCCTTAATATCCTAGTATCTCTTTTATACGTAGCATACACTCTTGAACGATTCTTCCTTCTTTCGTCAGCACTAGCACAAATGAGCCTTTTTTCTTTTTCTTCCATACTAACTTCTTCTCCTCTAGATGTCTTAATGCTGCCAGTCCAGCAGCATATGTTGTCTTTTTCTTACGTAGTATACTCATTAAGTTAGACTCACCATCTATGTCCATTAGAATGGTTCTAGCTACTCTATTATATGCCTCCCTATATCTCATCTACCATCGCCTGTTTCCTTTCATTGTGTTTACATATCTCATATTTTCTTTTGCTTTTGTATAAGCCTCAGGAGTTAACTTCTCCACAAAGTACTTATGTGGTGTCTCTGGTCTATTAGTGGCACCCATATCTTTTATGTTTATATCCAGCTTAGCTACATTTATAGGTAATGCACTATCCATACTCCTAGCATTAGTATCTAATTCACTTACATCTCCCATACCTAGTAGATGTATCTCCACACCACGTATTTTGTTATCACTCAAAAATTGTGACGTATATCTATATGCCTCTCGTCTACATTGAGACACACTATTAGTTTCCATAGAGGCATGCTTAAATCCAGAAAGCACACTAAATCTAGATAAACCAACTACACTAATTAATTTACGTCCTATAGCCTTTTCTAATTTAAATAACTCTTTTAAACAATATGACCATTCACCAAAGCTTCTTCCTTGAGGCACTACCATGTAATTAAAAGTGCTTTCATTTCCAGTCTTTATTGCCTCTGTAAGGAAGTCTCTTGTTGTTTGTACTGTTTTCACTCCATCATACAATACATCTGGAGTGACTATTTCATCTACTCCTAAATCAGTAGCTAACTTCAATAAGTTCGCATTGGTTTCAACTACTCCTTCTGCTGCACCATTATCTATTATCTTATACATTGTAGAGTTTTTGACATATTCACGATACCTCTCACTACCTGTTAAGTGTGGTAGTACTAATAAGAAGTCTCCTTCGTCCATTAACTCTAAATGTGGTTCCGGACTTATAAATCCAAATTTCATCTCTTACACCTCATCTAATCTTTGTGCCAAATAGTTGCAGTAGTTAATTGTGTCAACTAATTGGTCACGCATACTCTTAACGTCAGCTTTACTTAAGTCACTATAGTCTTTCCTGTTAGTCATAGGCTTTAATCTACTTAACTTCATAAGTATTATATCCACATGACTCTGTAATCTTAACTGTCTCCAACTGACCCCATACTTATTTCTCTTCTGTAGGAAGATTAACTTGCACTCCTCTACTACCCCATCGTACTTTCTTTTGTCCTTTGTTATCATCTTTCTCCTCCGGTATAATAACTCTTATCTCTTCACAAACTTCACACATCTCATCATCATAATGTAGGTGATAAAAATTATCACTCTTACAAATACGAGACGATAGCTCCGTTTTCATTGTCTTCATTCACTTCACAGAATACACATTTATCTTTGTATTTAAGTTTCATATGTTTCATTATCTTTTCTGCTATCTGTTCGCAACTATACTCAAAGTGTTGCCCTGCTAACACTAAGCCTATGTAAACATCTAAATCTTTCTTAACTGTAAAGAATTCTAATTCTCTATTACTATCGTCAACGTCTAATCCTACTTTAACGTGGAACATGTGCCTATGCCAACATCGTAAAAACCCTACGTCTTTTGGAGCATCTACCCATCTATGAAATGCAGGGAATCTACTCTTTACATATATTACTTTTGACACCATTTTAATAAAGCCTCCTTATCTTTTAATTCTTGTATTCTTATCTCATTGAATTCTAACTCAATGTCTAACTTAGTAGCGAGAGCATTGGGTTCTACTACAGTGAGAGGTCCTAACACAACTCTAATTAAGTCATCGTGAGCTCTCTCACGTTCGTATCTATCTTTAATCTGTTGTACTGTCTTCATCTATCATCCCTCTCAATTTATCTAACTGCGTTTGTGTAAGGTCACTAACGTTAATAAGTCTTCTCTGTTTAGGTTTCTTACCTTTCTTTTTATATTGCTTTTTTAGTCTCTCTCTTTGTTTTTCAAATGTGACTATGACATCTTCCATAGCAGTCATCTCTACTCCTTTAAAAGCATCACTTAGAGGTTTGTGTTGTTTCTGAACTTCGTGAATGTCTTTAATAGGAGAGGCATTTATCTTTTTTAACTTAGCTTTACGTCTAGTGTTATCCTTATTGCGTAAATCATTCATGGTTCCTACTAGGTGTCTTTTCTTTCCGCCGAAGAGGTGTTCTACCTCGCTGCCTTTTGGAACGTAGTCTCCCTCGTTCCAGCTTTCGTTCTTTTCTGTCCATGAATTTACGTTCTTCTTCTTTTGGGTCATCTGTCACCTTCTTATACTTCTTATACGTGTCACTCTTAGGAATGTCCGTAAAGTATTTTGTATTTGTTCTACTGCGTCTATATTTAGCCATTTATAAATTCTTGTCTTGTTTTCTCATCTGTAAAGAACAAGCCCTTCAATGTTGTAGTCTTAGTCTTAGCTCCTGGAGTTCTTACTCCTCTGATAGACATACACATGTGCTCTGCTTCTAATTGAACTGCTACACCTGCATTAGGTACATTCTCATCTATGGCTGTAGCAATCTGTTCAGTTAATCTCTCTTGTATCTGTAGTCGTTTAGCAAACACTCTAGCTATCCTGACTAACTTAGACAAACCTAACACTTTATTACCCATAGGTATGTATGCAACCTTCATAGTGCCCACAAATGGTATTATGTGGTGCTCACAGAAACTATAAAATGGAACGTCTTTAACCATAACCATGTCTCCTACACTTTCAAGGATACCATCATCAGTCATTATATTCTTATCCATAGGTGTGTTAAATAGTTTAATGTGCTTTTGAATATCTTCATCATATCCCATTAAGATGTCTTTATACATTCTCCAAACTCTATCTGGTGTCTCTACTACACCTTCTCTCTTAGGGTCATCACCTATACACATAATTATAGTTTGTATAGCACTCTTAAACATTTCTTCTTTAGTTAACTCTCTCGTCATTGTATCTTTTGTCATTGTTTCTTGCCTCCCTGGTATGATTCATAAGCTCTAGGGCTTATACTCTTTACTAATTCTTTCTGTTATACTACTGTCTTTTGCCATTTTGGTATTGTCCATCGTATGTACCTGCAGCATCTGCTTCCATAAAGAATATCTGCATTATCCTAGTGTTCACTTCTAATTGTAAATTGTGCATTGGGTATATAGTATTAGTAAACTTTCCTTTGTATCCACTATCAAACACACATCCTTCAACCATTATACCCATTCGATTTAATGTACTTCTTTGTTTAGTTAAAGCCATTACGTCTTTAGGAATGTTAACTTCTTCATTAAATTCAACAGCATAAGGTTGTCCTGTTTCTAAGTGCCACACATTACTAATTGGTTTCAATTCAACCAATATTGGCATCATTTTATAAGTGGTACCTAATGCTGCTCTACCTTCTATTGTCCATATCTTAGCTGCAGTGCAGTCAATACCATTCTGTTGTATTTGGTCTACATTAAGTAAACCTTTGATTGCTCCTCCCTTATATATTTTCTGTGGGTTTAATATCATAGTCCTTTCACCTTTTCTAATAGTCCGGAAGCTTTTAACTTCTCTAATCTTTTTTCATTTGCTTTCTTTTGATGCCACGTCTGTTTAATTACTGGCTCTAAGTTTTTCTTTTCTTGTAACACTAGCTTACCTTTCTCCTCATCTTTGTTCTCATAAGGAAATCTAACCCATGTGTCTTTAATTGTAAACAATTTATAGTCTGCTTTAAATTTAGAATGTTCTTTCTCAACTACAACGGCAGTCTTAACAAACTTAGGAAAATGCATTTTGATGTGTGGAATTAATACACCCAACGTTACTCCTGTATCGTTTATATCGTCCACAACTAGAGCACTCTCCATTGGTCTATCATACACCATAGAGTATTCAATGTTATATTTTATTTTTGCTTGTGCTCCTTTATGATAACTCTTAGCAGACACCACTGCTAAAGGTACACCTAGTTTATGACTAATTATGAGTCCTGGAATCAATCCACCTCTGTTAATTGCCACAATGTAACTAAATGGTAACTTAGGAATGCTATCTGCTAACTTATAACAGTAAGAGATAAACTTATCCCATTCAATGTCAATCATTCAAAACACCTTAATGCTTGTTTATCAGTCAATGGTGTAGTCTTAATAAGTGCAATACCATCTATTTTAAATAGCTTCGTAAGCTTCTCATACTTACCTGTTTTTGTATCAAATATTAGTTTCATTCTTTCCTCCTATTAATTTGTATCCATCCATTATCTGTTGATACAATGGCAAATACAATTTAACTACATCGTTCTTGAATTCATATCTTGTAGTGTGATAGTTTAACAAGTGTTGGTCTAACTCTCTCTCAGCTAACTCAAATCCCCATCTTGCTTGTTGTGGATTAGTTTCTATTCTTGCTTCTGATTTATCTACTAAACTTATTATGTCTCTTATGTTACCCATTTTAATACAACTCCTCCACTGCTTTAAGTATTTGTGATAGTTTAACTAAACCTAGGATACAAAGGAATATAAGCAAAAAAAATAAAAAATAAATTAATTGTGTTGACATTCTATCCCATTTGGATAACATGTCCAATCGTTGAAGTAAACTATTTCATTAGTTCTCTGTGCTTTGTGTTGTGCTGCAATTAAATCTACTTCTGTAGCAGATAATCCACCTACTACTTGTATTCCCCATAACCTATCTTGTAAGTCATCATATTCACTTCTTGGAACAAACATTGTTCTTAAGAAATCTGTAAACTCACCATATAGGAATTCTAATGCGTGTGACCTTTTCCATCCACCATTTCTATCAACTCTCCATGAGTCTTCATTGGCTTCAATAAAAGCATTTGTTGCTAATATATCGTCTTCATTGTCCTCAATGTCGTCTTCATTATCACGGATAGCACGTTTATTTTTACCAATTAAATGGAATTGAATCATTTCTATGAAAGGGTTAGCGTCTTCTCCATCTTCACCGTCTTCTCCATCCTCTCCATCTTGTCCATCAATACCTGGTTTACCATTGTTTCCATCTTTACCGTCTTCACCAGTTTCTCCCTGTTCTCCCTGTTCTCCCTGTTCTCCCTGTTCACCAGTTTCTCCTTGTTCTCCTGCTGGTATATTATTTATCTGACCTTGTAGGTCTTCGATGTCGTCATCTAAGTCATCTACTGCGTCTTGAACTTCTTGCTCATTACATGATGGATAATGTCCCCAACCACAATCAACATTTGTTGCTACTACACTCACAGTCATAAGAATTACAACCATAAGTGTTACTACTATTGTTTTATTCATATTTAATACCTCCCATTATTTTTTCTATGCATCTTATAGAATGGCCATACGTTGTTTGTAGTAACCATTCTGTTAACTATACTCTTTAAAGTAGTAGTGCATACTGCACACACATATCCTAACTTTGCTTTGTGACCGTACACATCTCTACCACATCTTGGGCATTTTTCAGTTATCATTCTTTAACTCCGTTTTCGTTTAATGCGTCAAATAATCGATTTAAACGATTCTTTTTCAAAATGTATATTTTATCTTGGACCAATTATTTCCTCGTTAAATCAAATGTATGATGACTTTAACGTAAAATCTAAAATCTTTTTAGACATTGATTTGTTGGGTTCTATTAAAAAGAACCAAGACGGACCATTCTCAGTCGTTAAATAGATGTCGGTAGTAATGTTATGTATCTCTCTAAAGACGTCTATTGCCTCTCTCACACTCTTTAACTGATAGTCATGCCCACACATAACGCCACCCTTTTTTAACTTAGGGTACCAATCGTTTAAATCTCTCAATATACTCTTATATGTGTGACTTCCATCAATGTAAACCCAATCAAAAAAACTAGTAGGAAATATCATAGCTGCTTTCTCGTGTAACATCTTTAGTATCGAAACATTAAAAGCATCTCTATGTTCTCTAACTACTTTAACACATTCCATCATTCTTTGCCACTGCTTCTCGTCCTCCACTTTAGATGAACTTTCTTGCCACGAGTGGTGTTCCCAACAATCAATTAAATAAAGATGTTTACCTTCCCACGACTTTAATATCATTTCACTAAAGGTTCCTTTCCTCACTCCTAGTTCTATTCCACTTCCTAGTAAGTTTAATTCGTTAAATAAGTAACCTAATTGACTTCGTTCCATTTCATACACCTGTTGTTTTATCCCAGATAACACACTGCAATCTATCTGAGTAATTAAATCCATGAACCTTGCAGAGGTGTGCTACTTTTTTTCTAATGACAGTACTACTAGGACTATTATCTATTAATTCTGGCATTAACCATATTTTTCTTTTTGGTATAAAACACTCTTGTTGCATTTTAATGACTTCCATTATGTCCTGTCCATCAGATATAACAAACTTAAATACAACATTCTTTTTATTAGCATACTCTGTTAATATGTGTTTCTTGTACCTTAATTTTTCTTTGACTCCACTATTGGCTAACTTGGGGGAGCAATTTATGCGGTTGAACAGGTATACATCGTCAAAAGGTATTGCTATTGTGCCATTAGTTTCTATTTCTACTCTCATGTGAGGTATATACTTTATTAACTCATTAATACCTTTCATTTGTAATGTAGGCTCTCCACCAGTTATAACTAATCTATCACACACATTTAACCATTCGTTATCATAACAAAGGTCGAATATCTCTTTAGTTGACATTTCCTTACCTTTTTTCCATACTTCTGTTGTGTCACACCATTTACAATTTAAGTTACAATTTTGTAACCTTAAGAAGATTGCTGGTCTACCCATTGTAGGGCCTTCTCCTTGTATTGAATAGAATAGTTCACTAACCTTTAACATTTAAATCATCTCTCCTGTTCCATATAGCACAACTAGTTGGAGTTTCCCAAAGCACTAGTTTATTTAGTTTAATGTTTTTAAACTTCTCATTCTTACTAAAAGCATACTCTAAACGTTCTGCTATTTGTCCTATCATATTCTCTGCAGTAGTCTGTGTCTTTTCAAACATAGGCACTTTGTTCAAGAATGAGTGGTCACACTCTTTAATAATGTGTTCATCTACTACTTCTTTTAAGTCATTGAAATTTACCAACATTCCATGTGTTAACTCTTTTCCTTTGACATACACTTCTAGTTTGTATGTATGACCATGTAAATGAGCACACTTACCAAATATCTGTTCGTTTTCTAACATCGTAGCAGTTGTATAGGCTAACCTATGTGCTGAGTCAAAAACGAAGTCTTTTCTTATTAACATTTAAATCCCTCCTTCCTTATAATTCTTTTGTGCTAATAGTAATCCATATAGAGTAGGATACTCTTTCTTATTAAATATAATCTCTCTCCTTTCATCAGTTGTAAAATTTAAAGTCATCTTTATCGTCCTCTTGTTTCTTTTTAGTTACGTCACTACCACATTCATTACAAATGTTATTCGTTGTTATTTGCTCCACACCACATGTTTCACAAAATTGAAAGTTTGCTGTAGTTTTTATTAAGTTCATATAATCAACCTCACTATGTAAATAACATCCATATTGTTCCTAGCCCCACCACTACCCCTAGACTAATGACTAAACAAACAAAAGCAAATAAAATATTAAACTTATCTCGTAAATATTCTTCCGCATTCATTTTAAGTCCTCCTCTGGTATGCCGATAACGTTCTCAGGTCTGTTATCGACTATAGTTTCTTCTTCATAGCCTTTGTCTTCTTTGATAGGTCCTGAGTATTCATCTAGTGATGCTTGTTCAACATAATGTTCTTGTTCTTTCCTAGTTTTGTAATAGTCTAATCTAGGCATTTGTAATAACTTATGTTTGTCACCAGTTATAGGGTCTATAACCTCTGGGTCTGTACAATACCTTCGAATATACTTCTCTGCTATTGTAGGAAAGTGTTTTCTTACATTCTTTACACATTCTTGTAATACAGATACCCAATCTATTTCAAAGTTAAACTCAAGTATATCGCCTGCTTTGTACATTGTAGCAGAACTATACTTCATCTTATCAACATAACCTATGTCTGCTAACTGATTAAGGTGTTTAGTACACATATGTTGACTTACTGTTATTCCAAACTTACGTAGTTCTTTCTGAACAGACTTTCTGTCCATCTCTCCTCCAGAGCCTTTTACTACTTCTATTATCTTTCTTTGTAGTGCTGAGCACTTTAAAGAAGTCTCAATTAGAATACCCCCAAAGATTCTATGGTTCTCATACATATCTTGAGGTGTTATAAGCATAAATTTTCTTTCATTCTTTTTGAATTTCATTCTTTGCTTATAGTAGAATCTAGCAATCCCATACGTATTGTGTAAGTACTTTGGAAAGTCTCTCCTACTGTCAGAAAAGTATTTAGGTATGACATTCATAAAGAGATTTGCTGCAGGATGTATGTATTCAAAATCATCAAACTTAGGTAGTGTGTAGATGTGTTCTATCATCTTACCTTTATTATAAGGACTCTCTTTTACTTTTTGATTAGGATTGACAGCTTGACTAGCTTGCCGTGTTAATACAGCAGCATTTTGTTTAGCAGAGTCATCAGTTCGTATGATGATTAGTCTACTCTTTAGCTCTACTGGCACTGTAGCTTCGTTCTCATCTGCTAAACAAAAGATGAAAGGTTTTCTAGGCAGAACAAATCTATTGATTATCCTCTGCCCTTCAACCATTGCTGTGTTTTTATACACACTCTTTTTCCCTTCTCCCCAGTCTTTTAATGTCTCTAAGAATTCTTTAGGTATCTTATTCAACTCTAGAATACGAACAAATCTACAGTTCGATATTTTCTTAGCTTGATACCATCCAGATTTATCAGAACCACTTGTAGTAGTAAAGAACTGGCCACTGTTATCCTCACCCTCTGCATTCTCTTCAAAGCCACAGACGGCCATTATGTTATCTGTAATCCATGTTTTACCAGAGGCTCTTGGACCTCCCATTAATACACACTCCTCACCTAGTATCCAACTAGTGAATACTGCCATTCGTGTGAAGTAATCACCTACTATCTTTTCATCTAGTAAGTTATTCACTAAATGTAAAGTAGGTAAGAAACCCATATCAGGGTGTACACTACTTTTATCCTCTGGAACTACTACCAATCATTTCACCCCTATTTATTGTAATGTGATAAGAAAATCAGTTCTATTCTGGCGTCTTGTAATTTACCACCAAATAGTGAATCATTATTTGCCATAAAGATTGCTTTAAACCTTTCTAAATCTACTTTCTTATCTGGGCTACTAGTATTAATAGCCTTTAGAACTTCTTGTTCACCAGATGTTAATGAAAACGTTACTGGTGCTGCTGCTGGTGCTACTGGTGTAGCTGGTGCTGCAGGTGTAGCAGGTGTTACTGCTACTGGTGTAGCTGGAGCTACTGGAGCAGGTGCACTAGGTGCTGCTGCTACTTCTCCAACAATTGTAATCTCATACTTATCCATTGGTGCTTTAGCATTATCAAATGCTTGTTTATATAATGCAGTTATAGGGTCTTTTCCTAGTGCTGTTAATGTAGCCATCTTATCGACTAGTTTCTTATTAGAGCTAATACCAAAACTATAAGCATAGACTGCTCCTGAGATTACGATATCTCTAACGAAATTAGTCCTCTTTTGTAAGTCTGGGTATAATCTAAGGAAGTCTCCTCGTGCCATAAACTTTATCTGAGTTTTAATGTCTCTTTGTATATTATCTACTGGACTTGCTAGCATTCCTTAACCAATTGGGAAAGCTATAACTCCTACTGCTGTGTATTGTTTTAATGTGGTTTCTCTGTCTTTCTGATATCCTACGTCTAATCTGAACATTTCTCTTGCTTCCGTAGTTGTCAGTTGGAACTGGAAGTTCTTTTCATTATAGAAAGCCATACTTTGGTCACCTCACCATATTTTAGCACACTTACTGTGTGATAGATGTCTTATCACCTACTCACTATCTACTACATATGTAAAATCATTACACATTTATATACTTTTGTATCCTTTACTATACAATTACTGTGGGATAACAATAGCACTACTATTTTGTGTCTTATTTTGCAATGAAGTAGGATTAACATTATAGTAAAAAAAAGCATCATAAAGATTAACAATTACTTTCTCTTTATTACCTTTACTGTCCTCTACTGTTACTTCTTCTGTCATAGGGACTAGTATTTGTTCTTCTCCAAACCTTTTAAGGTGTGTTAAAGGAAATATAGTTGTTGCTACCATTATACGATTAGGGTCTAAGTTAATCTCAGTCTGTTCCTCTTGTATATCGTATCCAGTAGTCTTATGTATGTATTTGGCTCTTTGTAACCAATCAAATCTAGGATTCATTTTTCATTACCTCTCTTAAGTTATTAACTACGTCTTCTAAGTCTAACACTCTCTTGATGAGTAATTTTACTATTGTGTCTTGTTGCTCATCTGCTTTCTGTAGAGCAGTCAGCATTTGCATAATCTTCTTATCGTTCATTTAATACCCACTCCAATGCCTTTACATAACCTTTCCAAAAACCATGGTCAGATTCATCATAAACATCACAAGTGTTTTCAATGTGTTGTTCTATTTCTTGTTTAGTTTTTATTGTCATCTAATTCACCTGCTTTTGCTCTACGAATCAATTCAGTTATTTTCATACCTTCCATTGCTGGAGATTCATTACTCATAAGTATTTCTTGACTCACTTCTCTAATGTTCATTTTACACCTCTGGTATTATAACATGTTGTATGTCACGAGGACACCCTACAGTGTCTCTCTTATGACATACATCGTTTTTAATTGCATTGGCTTTATATACGTCCTCAAATACAGGACAACCTTTACAATTATGTTCACTCACTACTATTACCATTTGATATTAACCTAGCAATTGATTTATAAGCACTAAATCTATAATAATAATACTTAGCCATTGCTTTCTTTCTAGTCATAGTCTCACTTAACTCACTAACTAATTGTTTGACCTTCTGACCCTGTGGACTGGCATCGATTCTTTTCTCTACTTCTCTGTTCCTTTTATCCACTGTGGATAGATAATGTCCTCTGCCTTCTAAGTCCTTTGCTTCGTTTTCTACAGTCGTAGCAACTGTTGCTCTATACATGTCTGCATTGTAGTTAGCATCATCTAACTCAACTTGAGTGTTAATAACATCAACCTCTGCATCGTATATCTTCTTTGGTGAAGTTTGCAAGACTTCTAATACTTTATCTTTCATCTCATACACCTCATGCTAATGAGTTGGAGGTGGAAAAACAAACAATGTGAGTGTGTGGTTAAACAAACTACCATTGCTAAGTTGTCCTACTCTCTCCATCATTAGAAATTGACCACACTTACTAAAGAACAAGTTCTCTGGAGGAAAACATGAATAAACTCTAGTGGTGTGTTTATCATCTCATTTCGATGTCTACATTTGAATGATTAAGTGTGTTACATTTAACACACCTGCAAGTTGTAATTGTATTGATACTACTCTTAGTTCTTTCTACTACTTGTTTGAATGTGTGATATCTCCACCTCTTGCAGTTATCACAAAAAGTACTACTGTATTGACCAAACTCTGTTTTAAATTGTCTTATTGCTTCCATTATCTTTCTGTTCCTCTTTTAGTTTATAAATATAACTTAGTCCTTGAGCTTCTTTCCTTACAAGATTAGCTTTACTCAATCTATTAACGTTAGCTCTTATACTACCTATAGATATCTTGTAATTTAGAAGTTTATACATTTGAGTTGTATTAAGCCAATCGTTAGGATGTGACTCTAATAACTCTAATACGTCTTCTTGACTCATTTTTACTCCAGTATGTGATATAATGCTTTATTCTTGGGATGCTTAACAATCTCATATGTGCTCAAGGCTAAGTCCACTTGTGACTCTTTAAAGCCTTGTTGCAATATTTGTATGTGGTTAGTCCATCCATTGACTCTTATAAAGTCGATTAACTCCTGAGTTGATTTACTTAACTTAGGAACATACTTCTTCAAAAATGTTACGACTGATTGTATATGTCCACAATCACGTCTAAACTTATAAGCCATACAAAGAGTTCCACTAGGTTCCTTACAACTACTTAAGTCTTTAGAAACTGTGTGCCAGTGTGAACCATCACTACTTTGAACTAAGTAATGGTCTACCATATCTATTACCTTTCTCTCTGTTCTAGCTCTCTTCTGTTTATCTAACCTCTCCTGCTTCTTTATTACTTTTTGTTCTCTAGCGTGTGCTAAGAGTTTATCCTTGTTTTTCAAAATGTCAGCAGCAAAGTCGATATTCTCATCAACTGTGATTTTCATTTAAACTTCTCTGAATCTCTTTATGCTCTTGTATGTATATTTTAGTTAGAATAGGTTCGTAATCTTGTTTCAATTGTGAGTACACATCTATAACGTGTATTCTACCTAATAATAGGTTCTTTAATTGATTCTGTAAAGCACCTCTAGTTAAGTGTTGCAGTGCAAAATCCATTATGTCTTCATCTGCTGGTTCTTTTATTGCCATTTTTACCTCTTATCTCAGGAAAGATAGTCTTTCCTCTCTTAGTAACTTCACATTTGTGTGGATTCTCTACACTCTCGTGCATTGCTTTACCACACTTTAGACAGAAAGTAACCTTACCCAATCTCTTGTGTAATGCTTTCTTTCCACTGAATAGTTCTTTCATAATCTCGCCCAGCCAACCAAATCAATTACTTAGTGAGATAAATCTCTGAATCGAGAGTTTGGTTGTTTTACTTAGTCTATCTCCATTTTCAGGGTCATACGAACAAGTGCTGTTTAGCGTATCAAAAAGAAAAAAAAATAGAGAGATTACTCCCCCTATGTTAGCATTCCTATTTTAAGAATGATTTGATTTTCTGGACTCTTTCTTTGAACTCAGGGCTTTGTAATGTTGCTGCGACTCCTGCTTTAAAGATATCCTTTGAGCTTATGTCAGCTGCAACAGACCTAATTATTTCATAGTTCTCCATTGCTTCTGCGTCATCCCCGTCGTTAAGAACTACATTCACGTATTTCTTTTTAACGTCTACTTCTGTTTCGGTACCAGCTTCAGGTTCCATTGCTTCTAACTCTTCGACTTCATCAGCCATATTTAATCAACTCCTATTTGTATATATATCGGGACTCACTAGGTTGTAGAGTTTAACGACTCCACAAAATCTAATAAGCCCTAATATATGGATATTTCGTAGATTTATAAATATTTGTATTATGTAGTATACACAAGAGTGGACTCACTTAGTTCCGCCTCTTGCCTTTCAATTTCCTTTTGCTTTTCTTCTTGGTGAAGTATACTTCGTTAGTGATGACATTCCATATCTTATAAACCTTACCGGTGTGTTCCTTTGCTAACGCTCTCATCTCTGCATTGTCACATAGCTCTTCAACTGAGCCATGCTGCACTTTGTATCTTATCTTATATATCTTTAATTTCTCCACTATTCTCAACTCCTTTCCTTGTTACCTTACCTTCATATCGTTCCAACACTTTGATAGTTATTTCCATCTTAATGTAGTCTCCGATATAAGGTGTTAATAGTTGTGAAGTTATACTAGGAGCTATCCACCCCTTAACTTCAGTCTTCTCAATAGTGCCTACTTCAACACTACCTACGTATTCTACTGCTGTAGTACTTAATGTTTTCATTATGTGAAACCTCCATCTGCGAATTGGTCTCTACAGAAGTGTTCGAAGCTATCTTCGTTTTGTTCACAATATTGCTCTCTTAACGAATCGATGCTCTCTCTCTTATACTCCTGATAAGCCTCATCCTTCATCTCTCTGTAGTCTTCCTTATTCTGTTCGTCTTGTATCTCATCTCTCTCTTCCTTAGTTAGTCCCATTGTACGTTCCCTCCATTATCTCTTTTATGCGTTTCAACTGTGACTCCTTTAGTTCATTTAATTTTGTAGTTTTAGTTGTATTCTTTTTATGCTTTTTTGTCTCTTTAGGTAATACGTATAAAGGGCACTTATATACACCCTTATTATATACACAGGGAGACTCAGTGTGGCTTACTTCGTCAGGACAATCTGGAAAGGTCTTATTTCCATTACCCGTTTCACACTTAATGTTCTTTTTTAGTCTCATTCTTTTTCCTCTTTAATTTGTCACACTCTGGACAATGTCTTCTACCTGAGTATAGGACAATGAAACCTTTATGCTTGTGACACTCTTTAGTGTCGTTTGATAGCAATATCATTTATCTAACCTCCTCATGGCACTCGTGGCCTTATCTAACAGGTTTGTCATGTGGTCTCTTTGTGATTCAGTCACACCTTTAGCTTCCTTATAAGCATAAACTTCTTTACTAAATTTAGCTACTAAGAATAACTCTCTTTGTGTTAAATTACTAAGAGATACAAGAACCTCCCTCAACTGAGGAAGGTCTGTACAATTCTCCTGTTCAATGAACTCATCAATGTATCCCATTTTACTCACTGTAGGCCCATTTTCTGATTCGTGCTAAGATTCTTTGCCACCAATTAGGCTTTGGTAATACTGTAAGGTAAAACCTACAAGGTAGTCTCAACATTCTATAGCCTGCTAATTTAGTGTCCTTACCAAATATAATAGGCTCTCCCATCTTAACGGCTAGTCCTCTGCTTTCCCACTTACCACTAATCTTTTCCATTTTCCAGCTAACTCGTTTAACTTCTGAGTGTCCATCTTTCTTACTCTTGAGCATGAACTCATCCAGTTGTTTAACTTCTCTAACGTTTAGAAACTTTCCAATGTCGGCTAGTACTCTAGTCGGATTATACTGACAACTATAATACTTATATTGTTTATAGTAGTTAGTCCAATCAGAGTGTTTCTTCATTATAGCTCTTATGTTGTTCTTTCTCATATTAACTCCTCCAATATATCTAAGTATGTTCAGGAAAAACCTTTAAATAACTGTAGTAAGTGGACATGGTGTTCCACTTATCTACTACTCACCTTTTCTCCCCACTTAATGTATAATACAACTAACTCTTGTTTAGATAACTTACCCATCTTCCTAAAGTGTAAGTCACGTAAGTCATCTATGTGTTCATTAATGACAAAGTCCCAGTTCTCCCATAAAGCGTCTGATAACTCTGCTTTGGTTAGACCCATTGCCTCTAACATTACTTTCATTGCTTGTTCTTGTTCTTTCATATCTAATCACCTATAATCTAGTAATATGCTTTTACTTATAAATGCTTGCTTTAAAAGCATAAGTAGGTAGTGGACATGGAGTTCCACTACTCTACTGCTTAAAGCTATTAAGGTTTAAGTGTAATGTCTAGTTCGTTAGCTGACTCTATGAATTGCCTAACGTGATTAACTAAGTCAACTTCTAAGTCTTGTAATTGACCTAAAGTGATGTTGTCATCAATGTTCCACTCTTCAAGATGCTTAACTACTATCCTAGCAATACTATTTAACTTATCCATCTTTACCTCCTATTGAAGCTTATCGTTACTCTAGCAGCTTCTACCTCTAGTAGATGTTTACGTATCAATCCTTTTATACAGAAGAGATACATTATGTATATCCACAATCGTAACCCAAACTCAGTTAATACCATGAATGCCATAGTTCCTACTATGGTGAGTATGATTGTGTGTTTAGATATCTGTTTCTCATCCATTCGTTATCACCTGTTCTTCATTACTAAGTTAAATAGTAACTTAAACTCATTTCTATCTAACTTGTCTTTGACCACAAACCAATCCTCTATAGTATCTACAAAGTGTTTAGCTCTATAGCTTAGTCTGTTTCCCATTGATTCTACTTTCTTTTCCTCTACTGTTTCTTTTATTTCCTTTGCCACGTTTATCACCTCCATTCATTATACCTTTCAAAGACTCCTTAACGCAGTCTTCACAAACGAGAATATCATCAAACTTAAGCTTCTTACCACATCTAGCACATAGGTGTTTCCTGTATATCATATGTTGCACCTTCTTTCTAGTGTACCTACTCTCCTTACTTTGAGTAGTAAATTGTTTAGAACATCATCTACTCTAATACGAACTTCTCCATTATCGTATATGATGACACGTAGTCTTTCTCCACTATCTTGATTGTATATACTTAATAGCTCATTCATCTATGTTACCTCCATAAGTTCTATGTGAACCTTATAAGTTCTTACATATAATAAGAATATGTACTTATATTTAAATGCTATGTTTTTCATATCGTTCCTACCAATCACTAGTAAGTAGTTACTATTTCATCACAACACTCTTTACAGATAAATCCGTAATATTCCTCATTGTTGTCAATTATGTTCAATATGTTCTTAACATTAACACATTGCCTTCTTTCTCCACACTTCTTACAATAATCTCCCATCTTACATCCCTCCTAATGTTCGAAGTTAAGTACTCCACTACTTATCTTGAATTCCTTATCTCCATTGTACTTATACTCACTTTCGAATATAAGTTCCCTTATTAACTCTTCATCACTATATTCTTTATCACTAACATCTCTTAAATGACATCTTAATCTATCTATGTCATTCTTGCTTATTTTCATAATAAACTCCATTTTGGTTACCTCCTTACCATTCATACTTTCTTATTTCGTTACTATACTTATCTCCCACATAATGCTTTTCACATTTAATACAATAGAAGTTTAATCCTTCATTACCTCTACCTCCCATACCTTCTACTTTAAAGGTATCACTTCCACAACTACATATATACATCTTCTTTACCTCCATTAATATGTTATGTTATTATCCTTCTCATAACACTCATTACTACAATAATAGTAATCCTCTATATTCTCATCATACTCAAACTCTACTCCACACTCTTTTCTCTTACATGTTCTTCTCATATTCATTACCTCCATTTCTAATAAAAGAAAGGAAATTGAAAGAACTAACCTAATAGTTCTTTCAACTTCTTCACTTTCTCTTTGAACTTGTCACTAACTAACATCTCCTTCACTCCCATCTCTACAATCTCTCTATTAGAGACTCCCATTATCTTTGTCACTATACTTAGATTTTCTATTAAGTCACTATCATCTACTCTATTTAATACTACACTTATATACTTTTTCTCACTCATTTTCTTTTCCTCCATTTGTTTTTTCTCTCTCTTTTTTTACTTATCTTATAATACTAATAATCTACTTGTATTTATAAATGCTATCTTTTTAGAAAAAAGAGTAGCCATAGTAGATACACTAGTGTACTATGATAGGGTAGTAGCATACTAGTCTGACTCTTAGCATACACATAAGGATGCTAGGGGGGAGAATAGTAGACTCCCTCCCCCTAGATACTTACATATGACTATTGGCATCTAAGATACTATTCTCATATGTTAGTATACTAGGAGCTATGGAGGGCTATGAGGAGCCATAGTAGTATATAAGGAGCCATACTTAGTTGTCTCTCTAGAGCCATAGTAGTATACTAGGAGCCATATTTGTAAAGAGCCATAGTCAGCTACTCTAGCTCCTAGTGTACATAGTAGCATAGTATGCATAGTACTATCCTAAGTAGACTAAGAGCCATATGTGTGGGAGGGACTGAGGTTGCTATTTCTAAACTATGTAATCTTTGGCCTGATAAGGTATAGAGGTACATTGTCACTATTTCTAAACTGTATAATGTTAGACCTGGTAAGGTATACAGTTATTGGCTACTTATTGCCTCTATAGTCTACATTGTAATACTATTGTATATATTGTATAAGTTTCTGTCCTATTTGTAGGACTTGTCACTAATATTGGCACTATTAGTGTGTGTCTTATTTGGCGGGATAAGTCTAGGTATTGTATACGATTGTATACAAGCATTTATATATCTATAGGTATTCCTGCTACATAGGCGAGTTATTATTATCGCCGTCAAATGAACGAAGTGAAATTTATATGGTAATAGAAGTTCCGCATTTAAAGTGTCATCATTGTGGTAATGAATTAAAAGCAAAAGTAGTAGTTTACCAATTTAAGAAAGGATTGATGCGATACTGCACTTGTGATAAGTGGTTAGCAGAGTTTCCTAAGACTAGGTATGTAAATATGTTATGAAGTGAATTAAATGAACAAAAGGACTACACTATATTGTGATACTGATACAAAGGCAGACTTACAAGTATTTAAAGTTATACCAAATCAATCAGATATGCTTACTTTAAAACTTATGATGCTCTACATAGGAAAAGACAATATAAATGATTTTAAGATATTTAGTCAAACAACGTTACAGGAGGGATTTTACGATGTTAAAGTGGATAAACAAACAAATTGTGTTATTGCGATTAAACCAGGCACTTAAAGAAACTATGAAGACTATGAAACCTATTTGGGATAGTAAATCTGTAAAGGGTTTTTGGAACGAAGAGAACGCAGCAGTATGGAACAGACTGGAAGGACGTAGACTTATCTTAGGATATGCTATCAGTCACTACCATTACTTCGACGAGATGCCACCAGGTGCAGATAAAATCTTAACAGAGATGTTTGGAGATTATGGCTTACAGAACAGTGCCATCACTACAGTAATAGTTGTTGTTATGATTACGATTATTTTATTTTTGCTTTTACCCAAATAGTACATTGAAGTTACAATGGCTGAACCAAAGAAGAGACCACCAAGATGGAAGAGGAAAGAATATTCTTTAGCCTTATTAAACAAAGCAAACTTACCAGTTAAGGCAGAGGAGAAAGAGTTATATGACTCTTTAATGACTCAGATAACTGAAAAGAATAAAATTACTCAACCACAGGACATGATGTTAACACATAATGCAGTATTCGATTTCTTAAGAGTTCTAAGGGTACAAAAGATTATAATTGATGAAGGAGACATCACTACATTAATCACCAAAGGCGGTAATAAGATAAGAAAGGCACACGAAGCATCTTACTTATTAAACTCTATTCAGACTCAATTAAGACAAGGCCTGAAAGAGTTAATGTTAACTAGAAAGGAACAAACTAAAAAGATACTAGGAAGTGGAAAGGCACAAGACATTACTCAGTTCATGGAGATAGAGGCAGAGGTCTTAGAACAAAAGACCTCTAACGTACAGAAAAGTACTACAGAAGATGAAGATAAAAAGGTTTGAACAGTTAGTAGAGAAGTATGGTCCTAATCTACAGAATATGCTTAAGAATGACCCAGCCTTCTTTATAGAACAAACGTGGCCACACATTAAGCTCACTGAATGGCACAAAGAGTGGTTAAGGTTAATGGAAACTAATAAGAGAGTTAGTATGTGGGCTTTTAGAAGTAGTGGGAAGACAGAAGTTTGTGGAGTTGATTATCCTATCTGGAAAGCAATAAGACAACCAGGTTGGATGGGTTTAATAGTTTCTAACAGTCTACCTAATGCAACAGAAGTTTTAAGAAGAATAAAAGATAATGTAATGATGAGTGAAGTACTAAGGACTGCTGTTCCTGGCTCTAAGAGAAGTAGTTGGACTAAGACAGAAATAGAGTTTAAGAATGGTTCACGTATCCTAGCAAAGCCGTTTAGTGAGAGATTAAGAAGTTGGCATGTTGATTGGATACTATTTGATGAGATAGGTGAGTATATGAACCATGATACATTCTTTAGTGCTGGTCTACCCACATTAACAGCTAAAGATGGAAGTGCAGTAGGTATTGGTACACCTAAGACTAATGTTGACTTACCTCATAAGCTGGAAGCAGAACCTTACAATCACATTTGGAAAACTAAAAAGTATCCTGCATTAGTCTATAAAGACACTACAATAATACAAAACTTATATGAGGAACGTTACGATAAGAGAAGTTGGAAGGATAAAAGAGCAGAATACAATTCAATGACTTGGGCTAGAGAATTTCTACTGAAAGTTATGAGTGATGAAGATGCACTATTCCCTTACGACTTATTAGCCATGACTTACGATTATAGTCAGACGTTCTCTTATAAGATTAACCCTCTTAGAGTTTATTATATAGGTATAGATTTTGCTTTAACAGCAAGAGCAGGTGGAGATTACACAGTAATTACTGTTTTAGAAGTAGACAGAAAAGCACAAGAAATGAAAGTAGTAAACATTGAAAGATATAAAGGTTTATCTTATCAAGCACAAAAGCAAAGGATATTTGACATATCTCAACATTATAAACCTGTTAGGTTATTAGTGGATGAGAACACATTTGGAAAGACATTCGTCCAGGAACTTAAAGGGAAGGGAGTTCCTATATTTGGTTTCCATTTCAATCATGCATCTAAAGTTGATTTAATCTCAGTTCTTAGAGGAATTCTAGAAAATCGTCATCCAGACATAGGGGGGAAACCAATATTAACTATTCCTTACTCTGAGAGTGACGCAAGAACACATAAGACAGTAACGGCATTAGAGAAAGAGATGCTTGAATTTGCTGTAAAATATAAGAAAGTTCAAGGTAGGTTTACAGGGACTGTAGAATACCAAGGTTTAGGGCAACACGATGATTTAGTTATGAGTTTGGCACTAGCAGTGTATGGTGCTAGAAACTTAGCAAAACCAGTTTACTATGTGGGTCGTGGTAATAGGAGAAGAGGCGGTAGAGGCGGTTTCTTATTCAGTAAAACATGAGCTCTGACAAGTGAACAATACAAAAGTATATAAATCAATTAAGTCTATTAGTTCTTATGGCAATTACACTTTTTGGTAAAAAGCAATCTAAAGTCGTCAGTTTACAAGATAGAGGTTTAGGGTTAGTGGTAAGTTCTGCTAACAAGAATCAATTGGGTTCCGGCGCTAAGGATAGCGGCGATGACAGCAAACCAGAGGACAGTTACTTAGTTATGCTTAAAAACGCATACTTGAATTGTCCAGAAGCACATGACGGAATTGAGTTATATGTCGCATTAATCGTGCAAGACCCATACTTTGTGGGGCCTAGCTCAGATAAACTGGAGAAATTTAAAGATGTTCACAATTTGAGATTACTAGCAGAAGATATTCAGAGACAGAAAATGGTCTATGGTGACTGTTATGTTGAAGCTGTTGAAGGAAACGGTGCTACTATCCCTGAAAAGCTAAATATAGAGAAGTTTAAGTTCTTACCACCAGAAACGATGATACCTTTAAGAACACCTAAAGGCACTATGGTTGGTTACGTGCAAGAGATTGCACCTAGTAGGTTTATCCTGTGGGGTAAGAAATCTGATGTGGCTAAGTTTAGTCAATTACAAAAATATGCTGATGCTGAGGAAGTTGGCAAGATGGAATCAATCTTACACTTCCCACACATTAAACTACCTCACGAAAAGAATGGTAGTAGTCAATTACATGCAGCAATGCCTTCTATTAATAGGAAACTTAATCTAAATATGTTTAAGCAACAAATTGCAGAAAGATACGCAGCACCAATGATAGATGCAGAAGTAGGAAATGATGAGAATCCTCCTACAGTAGACGATATAGCATTAGTTGAAGACGAATTAGAAGATATATCAACAGATAGTGAATTAGTTCATTCTTACTTAGTTAAAGTTAAAACACTAGGATTTGAAGGACAGACACTACCTATTCAAGATTACATTGTGCAAGACTCACTTGAGATAATTAGAGCAATGGGAGTTCCTCCAATTGCAATGGGTATTGCATCTAACACAACTGCAAAGGATGAAGCACAATTAAGAGTGTGGTGGCCTAAGTTAAGAGCCATGCAAGAAAGATTAAGAATGCAGATTGAAGACAAAATTATAGTTGGTCTAGGTATAGGAACTTATAAAGACCACATACATTTTGAGATTCCAGAGATAAGAGAAAAGGAGATGGAGTGGGATATGTTAAGAGGTTTAGTTAAAGATGGTATGCTTACCGCACAAAAAGCAAACGACCAATTACCACAACGTCTAAGAGAAAAATTACCAGAGATGCCAAAAGAACCATTGCCAGGTCAAGACTTCGGTCCAGATAAGATAAAGGATAAACCTACGGACCCTACAAAGTCTACAAACAATGACGATGGAAAAAGAGTTGATAAGAATGTTAGAAACGTTGACCCCGCCAGAAAGAGGGGTACCTAGATATATTAAACAGGAAGGCACTTTAGCCTTGAATAAAAGATTCCAATTAAAGCGCAGTGATAGAAAACCATACAAACAAGATTGTCCACATTGTAATAGTAAAGAGATAATGTATGACAAACGATTTGGGAAGTATGTTTGCCGCACTTGTGGCGAATGTTGGAAACATCAAAAGAAGAGGTATTAAAAATGGTCCAAGTATTAAATATGGGTGGAACAGTAACATTTAAATGTCCTGTGTGTAAGCAAATACATTCTAAAGCACAATTTGGTGGAGATGAATACATTTGCACGAATAGTATCAAGAAAGTTAGAAAGACACAAAATGCTAGGCCTGTTGATATAATATCTAGAAGAGCTTACAATCTTAACAAATTATCTACCAAAGAAGACAGATACGATGACATTGAATTGACTAATGTTAATAAGTCAGTCATGTCTAACAATCATAGAGACTTTGGCGGTGGAAAGAAAGGAGACAACTGGTGATAAAGAATGGCTATGCAAACATATGATAGTGGCACACTAACAATGACTGGTGCTACACACACATTAAATACAACTAAAGTTTCAGGAAAGATTATTAAAGTACAAATCGTTAGTTCTGCATCAAATACATTTAAACTATGGGTAGATGCTAGTGACACTAATACAAAAGCAATAGTAGATGAATACGTAATTGGTGCATCTGGTAGTGCTGTTACGGTTGCTGCTAGTTTAACTATTTATCCAGCAGCTGTTATGGAACTTGCTGCAGGTACAGGAATAACAGTTACAGGGAACACATACGATAAATACATTGTAGACGACGTAATGGAAGTAGCTGTAGCATCAGGAGTAGCAGATGACACATTTAGAATAGTCATTTGGTATGATGACTTAAATGGTAGAGCACTCCCTAGAGGTTAAAATGGAAGAAGCAATTTATTTCAGTGAAAAGATTGAAGTCATAGAAGCTTATGAAGAAGACGGAGTTCAGAAGATTAAAGTTAGTGGCAATGTCATTGCTAAGACACCTACTGTCTCTGTTAATGGTAAGAAATATACTTACAAGAACCTTACCGAGAATGAAGGTAAGAAAATCAAATATACTTTTGGACACCCTATAATGCATGGTGAAATGTATGAAGACCATTTAGTAGGAGAAGGTGTTTTAAAAGTATTAGATGGTGCTTTAGTACATGAGGGATGGGTTATGGATACTTCCAGGCATCCAGATGTAATAAAGACTACTCATGCTAAACTCTTCGATGCCTCCCTTGATGGGAGTTTCTTAAGAGGTGCCGTCAAGAAAGCTGACGGAAGAGATGTAATAGATGTTGCTAAACTAGACGTGGATTATGTAGGTCTAGTTGCTAGAGGTTCTGTACCTGGCAACAGTTTTGTTGCAGTAGCAGAATCTATTGTAAATGAGTTGGACGAGATGAATAAAAATAAGGAGCAGGTGAATACTGTGGATGAAAAAATTAAAACAGAAGTTCAGGAATCAGTCTCCGCTTTGAAGCAAGAAATAGCAAGCAAAAACGAAATGGTTGAAAAACTACAAGAGAGTCAGAAAGCTCTTGAGGAAAAGTTCAATACATTAGTTGAAAGCCAAGCTACAGCTAAAAAGGAAGGACTGGTTGAAGAAGTTATGAAAGTCAATAAAGACTTGAACAAAGAAGACCTTGAGAAACTTAGTGAGGGTGAATTAGCTATGAAAAAGCAATATGAATCAAAAATTGCAGAAATGGCAAAGGTACCACCAACAGGTGAAGGACGAGTAGTTGAGGAAGAAGAGAAAGAAGGAAAGAGTGAAGAAGACAAATTAGTCGAAAGTATCTCTGTAGATGAGAGAAAAGGCGAAATTACAATGTCTGAAAAGCTTTATGAAACTTTCCAAGCAGACCTTGCAGATAGTCCTATTAAAGAAAGACTATCAGAATCAATGAGAGGCAACTAAAATGGCACAATATGGTTTTAGGTTACACGATTACCCAAGCCCAATACATGTTATGAACGACTCAGGTACAACCGCACTAGTAGATGGTGACTTTGTATACTTTGCAACAAATGATGACGTATTAACAACAACATTTGCAAGTAACAGAGCTGCAATCGGTGCAGATGATATTTTGGTATCACATGTTAAATGGACAACAGGGACAACAGCACAATATTACCCAGCAGGAGTTATGGTTGGAGATTGTGCAGCAGATAGTTACGGAATGTTAGCAAGATGTGGTATATTTGTGCACGCAGTAAGTGCAAACACAGAGGCAGGTAATAGATTACAGTTAACTGAACAAACAACAACAAAAGTTAGCAACATTTTAATGCCACTAGCAGAACCAGGTACAACAGCACCTCAAAATGCAGTCATAATGAACATTGGACAAGCATTATCAGGTGGAGCAACAGAAGGGGAATATATTCTGTGGCAGTTAAACTTGGGTTAGGAGGGCTGAAAGAAAATGGTAAACACATTATTAACAACCGACGGTAAAGACTCAGCAAGCGATACAGCAGGCACAAGTACAGCAAGTTACTTGATTCCTAGAAAACTGTACTCTAGAATATTCAGAGCAGTCAGAAGGAAGATGTTCCTTAGTCCACTAGCAGTAATGAGAGTAGGACCAAGTGGCGTACCAGGTAGTAGTATCGATATCCCAAGAGAGATGGGAACAATGACACTGATGCAAACAGCAGAGGGAGCACAGATAGCACTAGATGTCGAATCATTCGATAACTTCAACGTTAAACCTTTGAAGTATGGTGTCAGAATAGGTATAACAAAAGAAGCCGAAGAGGATTCATTGTTTAGCTTAATGGCATTAAACGTTGATTGGGCAGGTTATGAATTTGCTAAAAATGAAGACTCATTAATTGTAGCACAATTAGATGCAGCATCATCAGCAGCAAGTTACAACGTAGCTAACTCAAATGCAGCAATATCAGTTTCAGATATAACTGAGGCAATGCAGAATCTATGGTCATCTGAGTACGTACCATCACACATCATTTGTGGTGTTGAAGTAGCAAACGATATATTGAACATAGATACCTTTGTAGAGAAAGACAAAGCAGGTATAACAGACCCATCTAAAAGAATCATAGGACAAATCTATGGTATGAAGGTCATGGTTACAACCGCAGTGTCATCTGTGCTAGCATATGTTATAGATGCAGATTACGCATTCATAATTGTAGAGAAAAGACCACTAACAGTAGAAAGGTACTTTGATGCAGCAAGAGATACTAACTTTGCAGTATTAACACAAAGGATAGCAATGAGATATCTAAGAGCATATTCAGTCTCTGAGATAACTACAACGTAAGCATATATTTTTTATTTTATTTTTTTTGCTTTATTTACAGTGACAGTAACACGTGATTTTTGGCAACTTTATTTAAAATGCGTTGCAAAGAAATAGGAGGATGATTAAACATGGCCGGACTAAACGACGGAATTGAAAGTGGTGGAGGCTCTATAGGAGCAACATCAGGTACATTTTCAGGTAGTGTCACATTAGGTGATGCATCAGGAGATGCAATAACTGTAACAGGTACAATGACTGTTACACCAACAGCTGTATTCACAGGAGGAGTTACATTAAACAATAACTCAACCATAGCAGCTGCAAAGAACCTTACAATAGGTACAACTGGTAAAGTAATATTTAGAGATACTGGACTATACATGAATAGTGGTGCAGATGGTAAATTAACTATATCAGCAGATGGTACAGGAGCAGACGATTTAACACTTGGATGTACTGTAACAGTTAGTGATAATATAACACTAGCAGCCGCTAAGAATGTATTACTATATACAACTGGTAAAGTTCAATTTAGAGATACAGGATTATATATTGCCTCAAGTGGAGACGGTATAATGGATATTGTATCTGATACAACTGTAGCAGTTAGTGGAGCAGTCACAATGGACAGTACACTAGCAGTGACAGGAGCACAAACAAATACAGTTGGTATTCAATGTGCAGCAGTGTCTAGGACAGCAACAACAGATGGTACAGCAGCAGGATTAATTGCAGCAGGAACATCAATGGTATCAATCGTTGATTCATCAAATGCAGCATTCTGGGTAACATTACCAGCACCAGTTCCAGGAACAATTATTTGGTTGTTAACATCAGCAGATGCCACAGGATTCGAGATTAGAACATCAGCACCAGCTACAATCGCATTAAACGGCGGTTCAACAGCAGGATTCGAATCAGCAGTGCCTTCAACAGCAATGGCAGTAAGATTAGTATGTGTTAGTGCTACAGCTTGGATAGGAACAATGTTCGATGCAGATGGTGACGAAGCAAAACTACCAGCAGCAGATGCTTAATTATTTTTTTTTCTTTTCTTTATATATTAGACAAAGGTGACTATAATGAATAAAATTGATGGAAAAACAAAAGAAGAGTGGGAACACGAATTTAAGATATGGAATGGAGTTAATCCACATTTAACATATGCAGCTAGAAAGGCATTAGATAAATTTGACATTAAATCTCCAGAAGAAGTATCCAAGGCTGAAGATGAATTTTACAAATTAAACAAAGACGAGCAAATTAGTATGCTTGAAGATTATGGCTTGAGTGCTAAAGATATTAAAGAACTCAATTCAGAAAGAAAAAGAGTTGAAAAATTACTGTCCTTAAAATAGGATTAAACACATGAGGTGATAGAGATGGCTTTCTTTGAAGTAAATCCAGATATGCCAGAGCGTTGGTTAGACCACGCCACAATTAAGAAACCGTCAGCAATAGACCCAAGAAAGGACTATGTTGATGTAACACCAGAGAACAAGAGTACTGCTACAGCAGGCACACATAAATTTAAACGTGAGAGTTCTTTGAGCGTTTATGAGAAACGTGAAGCTATGTTCAATTTAGGGAACCTTTCATTTGAAGGAGTCCTTAAGAAAGTAGAACTATGGCTAGCATCACAGAATAGATTTGTACTTGAGAAGTATAAGTATATGGTTAAAAACTGTGAGAGATTTGCTAAGAGTGGCAAACTGGAAGACGGTAGGTACGTGTTCAGTAGAGATATAAATAACAAACCTAAATGGGTAGGTCATCTAAACGTAGGATTACTAGAGTCACATAGAATAATCAAGAAAAAGAAAAAGACTGCTAGTGTACCAAACGTACCAGGGACTTGAGGCGATAAAGATGCCTTACGTTCTCCACGATGTTAAAGGGAATACATTCCCTAGTGAGATAGGTCCTCTTGAAGGAGGCGTTGCTTACCCGATTACTGATGAAGTAGCAAAGAAGTTCAAAAGGATTAAACATTTGATTGTTTTTGACAGGATAGAAGGTATGAGTGAAGAAAAGGCTCAGAAGAGATTATATGGAGTTAAGTTTAAACATAACATTTCTGATGAGGTATTAACATTTCAGCACTTTGTATCAAAGAATGGCGGAGACATGAAAAAAGCATCAGTAGAATACGATAAATATAAACTCGAGAGGGGCTTGAAATGAAATTAACAAATATATTACTTTTTATTTTTATCATTATGCTTAGTTCTTGTACTGTAAAGATGAGTGAGGTTAGTGTGTCTGCGGATTACTATGTCTGTGATAGCAGGCCTACAATGGAACCACAAACGTGCTTAGCAGGTTTGAGCAGCACAATGATAACTTGTTACTATTATGACGAAGATGGCTCAAAAAGAGGTTTTAGATGTAGTGAAGGTTGGAAAGGCGTTACTTCTGTAATCACCCCCGACGATGACATAGTGCCTAACCAACCAATATCTTCTGACTGTAAAGACTACAGATGTTATCCTCAGAAAGGATACTGTCGATTAGAAGGATTGTTAACAAATCCCAAAGTGCCAATAGGTGAGCTAGATTGTTAAAGAAAATTATTAGTGTATTATTTTTACTACTAGTTATAAGTAGTTGCACTAATGATATTGAAGAAGTACAACCAGGTATTATCTCATCTAAAGAGGATTTAAAGCAAAATGTAATATATAGTGCTTACATTAAATCAACTATAAATGAAACAAGAGTTAAACAAGAGATTGATATGTTTCCAAAGTATTCTGATTCTAATGGAACCTTACTTAATGAGACACCTAGTTTAATGAATAGTGAATTTAAACCATTAGTTATTAGAGTAAACTCTGATGGTGAACATAATGTTACAGTTCTTGATTTCAATCTTACATCTGTTAAGTTAGAAATCAAATTGAATAGTAAAGATACAAAGTCAGTTCCTATAAGTAAATATAGGTTAGATAAAGTTTATAATGAAACAACTATGAACCTATCGAAGAAAGGAAATGTTGAATTTGTTAGAGACGTTATATCTGTAAATAAAACTTTAATTGATAATAAGATGAAAGATGTCAAATTTAACACATTACATAGAAAAGACGTAGATTGGTATGATTTGAAATATGGAGAAGAATTACATGTAGGTACTACTAGTACAGAAGTTACATATGATTTCGCAAATGGGAGTGATGAAGGGTTTGCAGAAGCATATGGAAATAATTGTAATCCAGATTTTTCAGATAATACTTACGATGCCACAGGTACTTGTGCTGATAGTATAGGTATATATAAGGACATAGATTTAGATGCCTCAGAATATTTCTTAATGTCAGTTGACCACACAATATATAGTGGTGGTTATATAGTATATGGTATATTGGCAGACGCATCTAGTGGGTGGGGAAGTGTATATCATAGAATTATGTTCCACGGTAGTGTAGGTATAAGAGTTTACGATGACGACACTACTTACGATGTAGTTGTAGGGTCAGTTAATACAGGTAGTTGGGAAACATCTACATGGGAACAAATTGGTACTGCTTACAATGTCACATATGATGGTACATCTTATACAGGAACTTTTGGTAGTGCACCTTCAGACACTTATGATGACATATTATTAACATTAGGTAGAGCTGCAGGTGCTGGTTATGGAGACGAAATAGATAACATTGTAGTTACATGGGGTGTTACTGAAGAAGAAGACGTAATACCTTCAACAGCAGTTAATCAAATTTATAATACAATTCAACAATGGTGATGCAGATGAAAAAGATAATAATATTAGTTTTAATGTTGGCAATAACAATAGCCTCAGCAATGGCAATTACATTTAAAGCAAGTACTGATAATAATTTACAGTTTACTTGTTACAACTTTAGTAACGCAGCACCAGTTGGTACTACTGCGACTTTAACTTGTAAAGATGATGCTTTCAATACAGATATCTCTGCTGTGTCCATGACACAGGTATCAACAGGGAAGTTTAATTATACGTTTAACCTCATAGAGGGTTCCTATAGTTGTGAAATCAACTGTGGGGACGCAGGAGCATTAGACCCTGTCTTTTTTGTAGAAGTTAGACCAGATTACCTAGCAGCAGGAGATTTAACCTCAGCAACCATTGGAACTGTAACAAATCCAGTGCATGTAAATGATACAGTTGTTACAATGATAGAAACTGTAGATGGAATAGTAGATGATGTTTTAGTAGATACAGCTGCACAAGATACAGCTGGAGAATGGAACACACTTATAGACTTAACTACTGAGACGGTAGGAACAGCAAGTGTGTGTACAGTCGCTACAACAGTAACTAATCCAGTGCATTTAAATGATACAGTTGTTGTAATTATGGAGACGGTTTTAGCAGACACTAATGAGTTGCAGGGTGATGATTACCCTACAAGGTTTGATACAGTTGACTCAGCAATAGTGACAGTCGATAACTATGTGGACACAGAAGTAGCATCAATTTTAGCAAGAGTATTGTTACCAGTTGGAGTCAACGAGAGTGGTGTTGATGACATATGGGATGAACCATTATTGTTTTCAACTCACAACGTTGTTAAATCAGCTGGAAAAAGATTAAGAAGAATTTCAGCCTCAGTGATTACTGATGGAGGAGCACAAGCAGGTACAATTAATACAATTACACTAGCAAATGGAGAAAGTTCAATAAATGGAACTTATGACCCAGCAACTATATTTATTTCCAGTGGAACAGGTGAAGGACAAGCAAGAGAGATTCTTCAATATAACGGAGATACAAAAGTCGCTGTTGTTGGTAGAGATTGGAAAACTACTCCAGATGCAACATCAGATTATGTTATTGTTGCATCAATAAGTCCTTGGAATGTAAATGAAGGATTATTAACAAGTGCAACAAGTACAACTGCAGTATTAAATAATCTTGCTAGTAAAACAGATGGAATGTATGCAGGACAAACATTAAACATCGTAAGTGGTACTGGTGAGGACCAATCAAGAGTCATACACGACTACACAGGAGCAACACAGACAGCAATAATAGTAGAGGATTGGGCAGTAACTCCAGATGCAACATCAGGATATAGAATAATGATGGTGGGACGAGTGCAGGTAATAGACTTCGTAGGACACGCAGCAACAAACGTAAGTGATATATTCTTAGACATAGATGTTGTCACAGGAGCACTAGATGGAAACTTAACTGAGGAGCTAGCATTCGATAGTGACATAACAACAATTACAGATAACCAAGATACTTTGTTAGGTGCTATGGACTTAAACTTTACTTCAATAATTGCATCATTAACAGCAATTGATAATTATGTAGATACAGAGGTAGCAGAGGTATTACAAGCAATTAAAGGTAATACAAGTTTGTGGATTGCAGCTACAGGATTTAGTACACATAGTGCAGCAGACGTATGGTCAGTAGTAACAAGAGCATTAACTATACTAGATGAGGACTCAACTACTTTAGATTTAGATAGTACAACAATTGGTGTAGTTACAACTGTAACTGACCCAGTGCATGTGAACGATACAGTAGTTCAAATGGTAGATGAAGTAGAAGGGTATCTTGATACAGAGATTGCATTGATTCAGCAAGCAATCATAGGAAACACAACTTATTGGAACGTTTGGGATGACGCCACTAGGGCATTAACTATTTTAGATGAAGACGACACAACAATTGATTTAGATAGTACAATTGTGGCAAGTATGATAAGTGACTTAGCAATAAGCACAATTGTAAATGGTACTTTGTCACAAGAATTGAATACGTCGTTGTGTAACAGTACTACTGAATCAACACTTTGCGCATATATATACAGAGCAGACAGAGGGTGGACCTAAAAATGACAGTATCAACAACAAGAAGAATAGTAGTTCAAGCCAAAGGTAGGACGTCAAGTCTTACCAATGTTGTAATTTCAGTATATGATTCTGATGGTAATGCTGACGTAGATGAAGCTACTATGACAGAAGACACTAATGAATCAGGTTATTACTATTATGAGTTTACTACTACAGATAGTGGATGGTACACATACGTAGTAACATGTCCTTTCCCTACATTTGAGAAGTTTGGTGAAATATACTTAGGAACGCCTTCTCTAATAGTAACAACCACATCAGGTATCACTAATGATGAGTTAAGAGCAGACTTAGGAGAAGTATATGACACACTGATAAATGGAACAACATCCATGGCAATATTGTTATCTAGAGCAGAAGACAAAGTAAAAGCAGTAACTGGTACAACTACTGGTTACACATTACCTATAAGAGATTACACAGGTTATTTAGCTTGTAGACAATCATTAGGTAATGCACATGCTACAAGTCAAGAAGCAGGAACATTAAAGGTAGGTAATAAAGCAATAAAAGAAATGATGAATCGATTTTACGATGATGCTAAAGAATCTTTATTAAAGAGTGGATACAAATTAAATGCAGGAGGCTCAGTTATATTTACTAACGTGAATCAATAATGGGAACCGGATTATCTTTTAAGATTTATTGTCATGGCTTAATTGACAATACATTTGGAGTAGAGATTACTTATTACACACTAGCTAATGCTACTACAAATGAGAGTGATGAAGGAGATATCTCAATAAGTGATTGGGGTACAGCTAAGACTACTAATGCAATAGTTGATGAAGTTGAGACTTTTCTAAGTGATATAGAGGAACACTTAGAGGAGAGTCCTGGTAATGCTAGAATTATAGTGAAAGATGAAGCTAGCATAGCAGGAGGTGATAAAGTAACACTAGTTACTGGTGATTACACAGTTAGTAAGATAACACCAAAGTATACACAGGGCACTTTGTTATTCTATATAGTCGAGCTCTCTGACTTGTAATGCATACAAAAGTATTTAAATATCAATGATTTTATTATGCTTAGATGGTCTGCAATAGACCACTGAGTCCTCAATTTGTGTTGGGTGAAAGAAATGGCAGATGTAAGTTTTACTAATCTATTAACTAATTCTTGGGATAATCTTTATGCTTTGTTACAGACTGGAACGTATGCACTAACTACCAATAACATATATGGTTTTTGGAACGATAAGTTAGCAAAGAACGTTACGTTACCAATTGTTGTTATAAGAAAGCCACTAGTTTCAGTAACTAGGAGAACCATTGCCTCTGGTGTGAGGCAAGCGGAGCTTAGTTTTCTAATTGGAGTTTATCACACTACTGATGCTAATTGTAAAGCTGTAATGGATGAAGTTATGTCTGCTCTAACTAATCAAGACGCACTTAATGTTTTTGCAGGAAATCAGATGTATGTAGATGACAAAGAATACATTACACCTGGTGACACTAGAATATTTTCAACGAATAAGAAAAAGATACATGTTACAGAAGTTAATGTTAACTTCGTATTTGGAGATTAAATGAGAATTATATTACACATAAGGGGCTTAGATGACGCAATTAAAAAAGCCAAACTAGATGAAACTAGAGGAGCAAGAGTGAAAAGAAACGTTTTAAGAGAAGCAGGCTTTAGAACTAAAAGGTATGCTAAAATGAACATTAAAAGCAGATATGGAGGAGGTAGTCACTCAGAGAACCTTAGAGGTTCAATATATATGAGAACTACTAAAAACTTTGTGTCAGTCACTGCTGGAGCTAGTTACGCAGGATACGTTGAGTATGGAACAAAACCAAGTATTAAGAACTATCCTAGGAACGTTTATATTGCAGGAGTTGGATGGAGAAGAATGGATATGCACCCTGGTGCACAAGGATATCCTTCACAACATTTTATGACTAGAGCTGTAGTTAGAGTTGAAAAGGAATTTGATGATATCATTAAAATTCAGATTAAAAAAGTATATGGAGGCAAATAAATATGGCAGCAGCATCGTATAAGAACCCAATAGGAACATGGAAGTCTTCTAACTGTAGAATATTCTTTGAACCAGATGGGTTAACAAACGTATTCCAATTAGAAGGAATGGTTACGAGAATTCGTAAGTCAGGTGGAGAGACAGAAACAAGGTCTACACCTACTTGTGGAGGAAACGCAATATCAAGTGAAGGCTCACCAGGAGACTTCAAAGTTGAACTATCAGTTATCTTTAGAGATACAAGAATAGCATCATTAGATTTTGGTACTAGTACAACAGCATCAAGAACAGGAGAGCAGTTCAACACTGGTGGCAACAAAGGTAAGAAGTGGAGAATCATTGTTTGGTTCGCTAGTGAACCTTGGTTATCAAGTACAGTATCAGCAGGAGCAGATATTCCACCAACCACAGGAGAACAATTAAGATATATCTTCAAAGACGCAACAAGTGTTAGCTTTGATGAAGAGTTCAGTCCTGGTGATGGTTTATCAGGTACAATTAGTTTTAACATTCCATGGAACGATGAGAATAGTAAACCTAATGTGTATAAACAGTACACAAGTGGTGTAGGAACAACAGCATTAGCTATAGTTGGTACAACAACATATACAACACCTGGAAGTACAACTTACCAAATAGATAGAGGCGGAGACCTTACCTGGACTAGTACAACTACAAAACAGTGGACTAGTGCATACACATAATATGGAGGATTTGAAACTTCCATAAATGCATATATTTTTTATTATTTTTTTTTATGTGTAATTACATTAAGTTCAAATAATTCCTCGTTAAATCGAATATTTGACGGGTTAAACAAAAAAATAGAAAGCATAATTAAACTAAATTAAGAGATGAACACGTGAGGTGTAAAAAATGACAAAGAAAAAGTTTGTGATAGTGCCACAGAAGATGACAGAAGGAATGAGAGTGGCATTAAACGAAGTACCAAGAAGAAGTGGACAATACAATTGGCTGTGGGCATTAAAACCACAATTTAGAACAGAGATACGACCGTTTATGAATCCTATTGGAGATTGGGACCCAAAAGAAGAACTAGAAAAGTATGACGTAGTGCAAGTTAATGGTTCTCCAGTAGATTTAAGAATAGTTCCTGAGATAAGGAGAATACTAGGAAATAGCTCAGATACAAAATTAGTTATAAATAACGATTATGTTTGTGAAGCTTGGGCTAATCACCAAATGCATCCAATGGAATATGATAATTACTTCTCACAAGCAGATATGGTCTTTGGAACAGAACCTCAGCAAGTTACACATTTACCTCCTGGTTCATTTGTATTACCTCACCCTACTCCAACACAGTATTTAAAACACGTTGGTCACGATGTAGTGCACAATAAGATAGGAACTATGCATCACCACTGGGAAGGTGGTAACAACTTAACCGCAGGTTTAGTAATGCATAGATTAAAGAAACAATTTAACTTTACTAGCACTTTATTTGCTCATGACCCACAAAGAGATAAGACGGTGAGATGGACACACACAATGTTTGATGAATTAAAGCAATATATGCACTTTCCAGATTTCTTACAACACGTTGCAAGATTGAGGATATTGTATGACCCTGCCATATCGCACACCTATGGAAGAAATACAGTAGACACTGCTTGCCTAGGAGTTCCTAGTGTAGGTTCTGAGAGAATCTATTCTATGAAGAAGCTTTGGCCTAAAACGTCATGTAACCCTTTTGATTTAACTAAAACAATAGCACTGATGAAGAGGATATTAACAGATGATAAGTTTAAAGAAGACATTTGTGAGTATGCTTATGAGAATGTAGAATACTTCAATTATAAGAATAGTGCAAAAAGATGGCATGCAGCATTTGATACCGCCATAGATAGAGGAGGTAGAGATTACTACCAGAAGGTGCTAAAATGAAGCCACGTTTAAAAGAAGACAAGAAAAATGAAACAGAGTTTAAAGTAATGCAGATGAGTAAAGAACAAATGCAATCTTATTTGGGTGAAGAGAATTGGGAAGCTGCTTACGACCAAGACAACTTAAGGATTGATGAGTTTGCTAACTTTGAAACTAGAGTTAAAGGTAAATACTACAGATTTAGATACGTCATCAATGAGATAAAAAAGTTAGGTATTGATAATCCAAAGATAATTGACATAGGTTGTCAAGATGGTGTTCTAATGAAGATGTTAATAGATGCTGGATTTAAAAGAGTCACAGGTATTGACATCAGTCAGAAGACATTGGATAGAGCAAAGATAAATTTGAAATTACCAGATTATGCTTTTATTCAAGGCGATATTAACAATGAGAAGTTTGAAATACCAAAAGCAGATATAGTTGTTTCAGTACAAGTAATGGAACATCTTGTAGACCCTAAGTTGTTTATTAAAAGGTTATGGGAGGCTACAGAAGTGATGATGATTGTGACAACTCCTATAGAACAGAATTTAAAAGATGCATTACATTTGAGTACATTTAATTTTTACGATTTGTGTCACTTAATGAGACCACATACAAAAGATTTCAAAGTAACACAGATTCATAAATACCAGCAAAATGCGAAAGCAAACATTTTCGCATTAAAGGCTATGAAACCGAGGTGAATGAGATGAGTGAAGAATATGACGTAGGTAAGGAAGAAGTCCCTCAAGAGACAATGAGAGAGAGAAGAGAAACAATAAATTTTAATGTTAAGAATTGTCCAAAGACAGTTTATGAAGCATTTAAGAAGTTTGCTAATGACAATTGTGCAGGTTATTTTGCACTAGCAATTAGTAAGCTGTTAGATTACAAAGACTACTCTTTAATGGCACACACTTTAATGAATAGATTAGACCAAGTAGAAATGACTGTGGACCAAATCAAAGAAGATTTAGCACCTAAGAGTGCACCTGAGCAACCAAGAACTGTAGCAGGTAAAAATGTGATGGGGTGAATGAGATGAATGAAGACGCAAACTTTGATGACGTACTAGCTCCACCAAAGACTATTAAGATAACAGGAACTAGTGGTGCTATACACAATTACACATTTTACCCACTACCTTTTGATTACATGCCTAAGATGTGGAAGTTATTTAAGAAATTAAATGAACTTAGGGAAGGTAAGGATATGGGTGAATTAGACGAACAAGACATTTATGATGCAGCAGAAAAACTATTTGATATACTAGACACTGACACAGTTACAGTATTAAGAGATTTAGTTACTGCATTAGTTAAATTCAATTACCCTAAACTAGTAGATAAAGCAAGAGATAGATTTTGTACCAAGTATTGGTTCACACTATATCCTTTACTTATTGAGTTACACATGCCAGCAATGGATGAAGGCTTAATGAGTGATGAAATGAAAGATAAATATGATGAACACATGGACAAAATAAGCAAAATAAAAGAAACTAAGAAAAATGAACCTACAAAGGATAAGTCAGCAAATAGAGAGCAAACAGGGTCTGCTGTTCTCGGACAGTAAGGACCAAGCTGAGTTTACTCCTATACAATTGACTCAACAGATGGCTTATGCTTTAATCAAGATGACTGGTTGGGACTATGAAACATTAAGGAAGCAACCTATCCCTTTTTGTTTTATGCTTTTAGAACATATGGTTGAAGAAAATAAAGCTCAAGAGGCTAGAATGGAACAAATAGGAGGAAACAAAGATGGTCGCCATTAGAGAAGTTACTACAATATACAATGCAGACTCTTCCAAGTTTAGTAAAGAAACTAAGAAAGTTATAGGAGCCTTACTATTTTTAGGAATGGTAGCTAAAGGTACTGCTAAGACATTAAGTATAGGTTATGCCGGTGCTACTGAGGTTGCTACAAAGAAGACAGTTAAGTTTGGTAGAACAATTAGTCTAGTGGGCAGAGAATTGTACATGATGATGATTGGAATGACCTTTTTCGGTATGGCCATTCAAAGAACATTCTTAGGTATTCTTAGAGCAGGTGTAGACACATTTACGAGAATAACAGAAGACAGTACTTATGCAGGTAGTAACATAGCAAGACTGAGTGCACATTTTAATTATTTAAAATACGTTTTAGGTTCTACAATCAACAGAGCATTAGCACCTTACATTGATAAAATTGAAAAATTAATAATAAAGGTAGCTAAATGGATACAGCAAAATCCTGAGTTAGTATTACAAATTCTAAAAACAGGAGTAGTAGTAGGAACACTAATAATGTTAATAGGTAGTTTTACATTAGGTCTTAATAGTTTATATATGATGATGGGCAAAGTTATAATACCAGTAGTTACTAGACTGTATTATTGGTTAGGCGCCTTAGCTACAACGGCAGGAACAACTACAGTGTTAGCGTTTGCTAATTTGTTTGCAGCAGGATTGGGATTCCTCTGGTTATTAGATATGGTTAATAAATTTGGAGGAGGCTGGCATGGTGTAGGAGAACTAATCAAATCAGTTGTGAGAGGAATATTAAGAGCCTTTTTCTTTATGCGAGATGTTACCAATACTATCATGTGGGGCATTATAGATGGCGTTATATGGATGGTTAATCAAGCAATAAAAGCAATTAATAGATTACCAGGTAGAAACATAAGTGCAGTGAGTGCCTCTGGTTATAAATATGGAGACACTCTATCTAATTATTTAGATTGGGAATCAAATAGTGCTCTAGCACCTAGTGATGGTTATTTACAGCAAGGAGATGATAAAGCCTTTTTAACACCTGGTAGTGGATACCAAGTAGGAGAAGTTAATATCCATATTGATGGTTCAACCATTCCAGCTGATACTGATGACTTAGATGCTTGGGCTAAAGCAATAGCAGACCAAGCCATAAGTTTAATGGATGACGATATATTGAAGAGGACGGTGAGTGGATAATGGCAGTTAATACTTTAACACCAAATAGAGCAACACTAACGAATTCTACTATCAATAGTGGAACAGCAGTTACAATGGATGTCATTAAGTTCAAAAGGAGCTTTAGAAACTTTGTAAAGGCTCCAGAACTAAAAGGTTCATTTGACATACCTACAGTTGAAGTAAGTGGATACATGGCTCCAACAATTGACATAACTATTCGTTTCGATGTTGACATAACTATAACACATCACATTACTGAATCTTTACTTATTGACTTCTTGAAAGAGGTCACAGCAGATACAACACTACATTTATACTATGGAAGTACACCAAAGACGTTATTAACTTTTGGTAAGCTCACCACTGGAATACCAGTAGCTATACAATCAATAGACATAAGTGCTAATGCTACTGCATCTAAATATGCAAAAGTAGTAGATGTAAAAATAACAATGGTTGAAACAGGATAAAATGGCTAAGAGATTTAACAGGATAAGAATAGAGGTGTATAAGAAATTACCAGATAATACTTATGACACCAATGCTGGAGTGATTACAGAGTTCTTTAATGTTGAATGGAGTAAAGGTAGTAAGAAAATAAAAGACACTTTTAGGTTTGAAATTAACAATGCTAGAAATAGAATGGTAGATGAGTTCCATAGTGGAGATGGTTCAGATAAAAACTTTTCTTTATCAACTGAACCTAGTGGACAATTTTGGAATGATGTAGATGTTAAAGTGTATGAGAAGTTAGCTGGTGTATGGACACAAAGGCAATATATTACACATTACTCATTTTTAAAGATTGGTTCTAATCCTGTAGGTATGTCATTCGTTACTGCTCCTGCTGCTGGAACTAGAAACATTAGAGTGGAGTATAAGCAAATAGAGAATGACGATTTAGTAAAAATATATAGATGGAGAGGAGCAGCCTTTAGTGGACTTAACACTGCACAGAAAACTGCCGCACTAGCAGAAGGAATGGTAGGAGTTGTAGAAAGGCCTATTTATTCTTGGGATAGTAATGGTCGTAAGTTAACTATTAGAGGTAAGAGTTTAATAGAAATACTATTTAGAGGAATGGTTGTTAATACAAACACTTCAACTAATAATACTGCACACTTAATACTTATTGATACTCTTAAACAATTGAATAGTAGAAATCCTCCTGCTAAGAAAATATATGGAGAGAGCTTAACAGAGTGGGCAACAGATATAGGGAATAGTGTAACAACTAGAGCAGTGCAGTATGCCACGGATTATGTACCTGCTATTGACATTTGGGAAAAGATGAGTACACATGAGTTCACTGGTGATGGTGAGTACGATTTCTGGTTAGACTACGATAACACAAATAGTAGATTCACACCTAAATGGCAAAAGAAAGACCCTGACACTTTGAGTGGTGATGTAGAACAAGGAAGTTATGGAATTAAGTTACTATCAGAAAAAAGCACAGATGAAATAGTAACAACAGTTATTTACAATGTAGGAGAAGATTGCAATAATAATGGTCAAGAGTATTTGTTCTATGACTACACTGCACAAAGTGATGGCTTTGCTAAAGAAGAGTATATGACTGACACTTATCCTGTTACTGAGATATTAATCAATAATGAATTTAAAGCAGACAATACAAAGTGGGATTATCAAACAGACGATAGTGGTATCACACTTAGACAAGGTAGATACCCTAAAAGTGCAGCAATAGCCACTTATGGAGCGATGCAATTTAAAACAAGAGATGCTAATAATGATAAGACTGCTGTTGAGTATAACATAACTAGTAATGAGGAATTTAACAACGCAATTAGAAATGAGGCTTATGCAGTAGGTTGGAAATTAGCAAAAGAGTTTGTTATGTCACGTAGAAGTGCTCTAGATAAATCAAAGATTGCTTTAAGAGCATCTGGTTCTTTTACAATGTCACAACTTTGGAATATAGATGTAAGGAGTTTAGGTGTACTAGCTGAGCCATTAAGGATAAGAGAATTTACTAGTACTTATGACACTGACGCAATTACATTTGAACAAGATGAGGTGCAATACTAATGGGAAATGCATCCACTCTAATAGCAAGAGCAATTGACGAAGCTAACAGTAATAAGAGTGAGTTATCTAAGCCTAGTTCAACTCACACAATATTCATTATCAATAGATACAAATTAAGATTTCATGTCTCACAATTAGTTACAGAGAAAAGAAATATGGGAACTGCTTTTGTTATGGGAAGTCCTACTAAAGCAGTAATGGGTACTGACGCCATAGGAGAAGGAACTATGGGTGCTTGGACTACTATAGAAACTATATATGCCACAGGACCTTTATATAATGAAGGTAAAACAGAGATAGCAAATTGGTTTGCTGGTGACACAGCTCAGTATCCTAAATACATTGCTTTTGGTAATGCAACTAATGTTAAAGATATAACAGATACTGCCTTAGGAGGAAAAATAGGAGACTACAGTATTGGAACTTACACTAAGTCAACTAGTACATTAGAATTTTATGGTAGAAGAAATTCAGTTCTACATGCAGGTTCTATAGTTAGAGAGATAGGTCTTAAGGGAACAACTAGTGGACCTTTATTTGTTAGACAATTACTTAACACTACATTTACTTTAAGTACCTCTTGTGAACATCGTGCTAGGATAAAAATGAAGATTAAAGATGTCTCACGAGGTAGAGGTGTAATCTCAGATGCTGGAGTAGAACTAGTAAGAAATTGGTTTGCAGGAGATTCAGTAGATGAACCTACACAAATGGCATGGGGAACTGGGACTACAGCATTAGATGATGCTGTTACCACATTTTATGGAGAACAACAAAGGAATGTTGTAAGTTATTCAGAACCAAGAGATTTTGTAGCAGTCTATAGAGAAGTATTAGAAACTAGCCAAGCAAATGGTAGTACAATTAGAAGAAGTGCATTATATGATTCAACAACAGGGGGCAATAAAGTATGTGAATCTCTTTATGCCTCTTTTACTAAGGACAACTCCTTTAGAGTAGAGGAGACGAACGATATAACAATAGTATAGGTGATGTAAATGGTTAAAAAAGGCAATAAGAAAAGAGAAAAGATAACAGTATCAGATGGTATCCCAAAGGATAAAGATGTAGAGTCCTTTGGAGGTAAGTTAAGAACAGCAGAAGAGATAAGTGCTATGAAGGTCTTACGTCAAGAGGAACTCCTTTTATACCTTCGAGAAGTCGGGTTCAAGATAACTAAACAAGGGTTAGGATTACTCTGGCAACTAGCGGGAGTGGATACAGATGTAGAACTAGTTGAGTTTATAGAGTGGTACAAGAAAAGGTACTTAGTTATCAATGCTACAGATGTGAGAGAGTTTATATCAATGAGAGCAAGAGAACAAGTAGACCCAAGTATCCAAGCATTAGCTAATAAAGGGTTGGTTGACAATGAGTGAGAAGAAGTTCTTACGTAAGCCTGTAAAGAGACCTACAGATGAAGAAGTAAAGAAAATCATTTCTAAAGTCTTACATGGTCATTCATCTATTAATGATGTTAACGATGGTGACGTGTTATATGAGGCTGATTGGGATAGTATTCAAACAGAGATTAATTACCCTATAATGATTGCCGGTAGAATACCTGATAGTGATTTTCACTTCCAAGACGACGTCACAATTAGTTCTGCTGCCACATTAATGGCAGGTAAAGTTTATAGATTTTGTTCTCTTACAGTTACAGATACACTTACATTTTCTACTGGAGATGGTACTCCCACTATTCTAATAATAGATGGCAATTGTACAGTCTCAGGCTCAGGAGTTATAGATTGTGATGGAGAAGGATATGACACTGGTGGCGCTGCAAATGGTGCTAATGGTACAACAGGTTTAGATAGTACAACAGTGTGGGATTTTATAACTAGTGGAGCAGGAAAAGGTGGTGCTGGTTCTAGTTACCAATCAGGATTGTCAGATTATGGTGGAGCAGGAGGAGGAGGTGCTCAAGGAGCATCAGCAGTAGCTGCTGTAGCAGGGACAGCAGGGAGTGCTGGAGCTACAGGAGATGGAGGTACTGGAGGAATAGCAGGAACGTATGTAGCCTTTTCAAGTGTACCAACTAGTGTTACAACTATGTTTAATGAAGCTGCTGGAGCCTCAGGGGGAGGAGGAGCAGCAGGAGACGGAGCCGATGGTGGTAATGGTGGTGGAGGAGGCTCAGGTGGAGGTTGTTTAATACTCATAGTTAGAGGAAATTTCAATGGAGATTCTGCCAATGGAACTATAACTTGTGATGGTGCTGGAGGTAGCGTAGGAACAAACGCAACTAACTCTGATGGAGGAGGAGGAGGAGGTGGCGGTGGTGCTGGAGGTACTATAGTAATTGCTTATGGTGGAACTTATAGTGCACCAACTTATTCAGTAACAGGAGGAGCTGGTGGGGCAGGGGGAACAGGAGGAGGAGGCTCAGGAGGAGCTGGTGGAGCAGGAGGAGCAGGTAGTGCAGGAAAAGATTACCATTTCACAATAGATATTTAAAGTAGGTGATTAAAATGATAAAATGGCCATGGCCAACATTATTC